ATTGTATAAAGTTTGAAATAGTCAAACATCACATTCACCTCCTTTCTGCTCACATTATAGCAGATTAGAGGTACTAAAAACAGATAGAAAGGGGGTGGGGGAATGCAACAATTTAATCTAAAACAACTACGAGAGAAAAAAGGATTTACTCAAAATGAATTAGCTGATAAAGCTAACGTTAGTCGTTCGCTCGTGGTTGGTTTAGAAACAGGTTCATATTCAGAGACATCTACAGCATCTCTGAAGAAATTGGCGAAAGCTTTGGACGTAAAGATTAAGGATTTATTTTTTTAACCAATTGTCTAACATGATAGACAAAATATTTGTTAATAAAACTAACAAACCGCTAGAAAGGACAATATGAATGAATTAACATTATCGGATAATCTAGCTCAGATTGAGCTTGATTTAAGACAAGAAAACGAACAGATTGGAAAGTCTATTTGGAAAATAGGTTGCATGTTAAAACATGTTAAAGAAAATGATTTGGCTCATGGTCAATTTATGGATTGGTACCAAAATATTGGGTACAACAAGAATTTCGTTAGCAAGGCAATAACGATAGCTGACAAACTTTCAAATTTCCCAGCGTTGGGAAATATTGGAACAGAAGCCCTCTACCTCATCGCCACTCTACCAGATGACCAAAAGCAAGAACAGATTGAACGGATTGAAAGTGGTGACAATCCAACTGTTCGAGAATTGCAAGAAATCAAGCGAGAAAACAACCGCTTAAAATCAGAAAATGCCCGTTTAGAGCAACAAAAAGAGAATTTAGCAGAGCAAGCCTTGAGTGCTAAAATCGTTGAAAAAGAAGTTATCAAAGAAGTTATTCCAGATGATTATGAAAGCACTAAGCAACTTAATCAGACTTTGCTTGGCAAGAATAAAGAACTAAGTAAGATGGTTGATGATGCCTTGCAGCACGAGGAGTATTTAAAAAGTCAACTTAAAGAATTCTATGCTAAGCGTGATGAGGTCAATCATAAATCAGCTAAGTATGATGAGCTAACAGAAGCGATTAAACAGTCAGAAGGTAAACTCAATAGCTATCAAAAGAAGATTGCATCATACAAGAATATCACTGAACTACTCAAAAAAGGCGATTTGCTATTACTTGAAATGAGCGGACTTATCTATGCTGATGAAACGCACTATATCCAGCGTGACGGGCTTATTAAGCAAGAGTTCGATAGCTTGGTCGATAGAGGTCTAAAGCTCTTTAATGACCTTGATATGAAGCGTAAGAACACTGAAATTTTAGAAGGAGAAGTCTTATGAATGAACTAACAACAACTCAACAACTGATTGAAATGTCAAAAATGCAGACAGTGACTTTAGAAAAGGTTGATAACTTAGAAAAAGGATTATTGCAAGCGCAGAATGATATTCAAGAAATCATGGATACATCTTATTTACATCCTGGAATTATTAATATGATTACTAAAAAACGTCGTAAACGTGTCATTGATTGTATGGGCAGAAAATCTGCAAAAGCTTATAAAACCTTTAAAGTAGACGAGGAAGGCAGAAAGCATCGTTTTTCAAGTGAAGTATTCCGAGAAATGGAACTTGATTTCAAAGCAGAATTTGATCTCAATAGCTACGCTGAATTGTCTAAATCTAAGAAAGAAGAGGCGCTTGAATATATCGCTATGTGGGAACCGTGCACGAATACTAAACGAAAAATTAATCTGTTGAACAAACAGACTGAACTTGAACTGATTGGGTAAGAAAGGAACAAAACTAACGAAGGGAGAAAAGAATGGAAGAAGACATCAAGTAGTTGATCACTGAAAATATCTTAGAATTTTTAGGTTCTGACTATGGAAAAGGTTTCTTAACCGGCATAAAAATTGCCGTTGAGATTATTGCCAAACAAATACCGACACCTTCAGAAGAGGATATCGGTCATGATAGTTAATTTTTGCGCTGCTGTTCGAAAGCTTGTTTTAAATGAGTTGCCATCATTTGCTGAACAGCAAGAACGAAATCCATACTATGGAGCGTTCATACAAAATCAAAGTGTATATCACTAAGGAGAAAGAACATGATTACTATTTTAAAAGAAATAAACCAAACACTAAAAGAAATCCTAGCAGAATTAAAAGAACCTACTGTGGTAACAGTAGATTCTGAAAAGTTAAGTAATACGCTAACTACTGAACAGAAGATACGCCGATTATCTGGTCAATAAACAGAACAACAAATGGAAGGTTCAAAGTAGATTCTTTTGATGTTGACAAAGTAGCATCAACAAGCAACATAAATCTTTCGTTGTCATCTTTATTTTCTTTACGATATTCCAAGAATTCAAGGACATGAGCATACTTGGCTTTATCAGGATTTTCAGGTAATAAAGTTCCAGTGAATATTCCACTCGCTGTAATCACATTAAGCTTACAATTGCTTTTTTCCGAAAAAATAGCGACATCTGCAATAAGATTAGTTTTTAAAACGTCGTTCATTATAATCACCTCCTTTCGAGATGATTATACCACTAAAAAAGTCCGACGGGAATCGGACTCAAAACAAACTTAATTTACTTAATTATATCACAGAAAGGAAACAATATGCTAGCAAAACTTAAAAGCGGTATCGAAGTACCTTACGAAGAGCTTTGGCTTAATGATAACGACTTATCCGAATTTATTGGAAAGTCATTTGACCAAACGCAGCGATTACTAAGAAAGATGTACAAAGACAGAAATTATCGCAAATACATTGACAAGGTTGGCGGTCGTTCAACAAAAGTTAAAAAATTTGAAGAATGGAGAAAATTACAAAATGAAAAACTTATTTAACTTTATTTTTGCAAAACCAAAAAAACAGGAAGAAAAACCAAAATGGACGATTGAAACACACGGCTGGGAAGCTAATGCACGACGTTACGACAATATGATCGAACGTAATAATAGAGGGCGTACATGTTAAAAGAAAATTTTTTTGAAAGCGATGAATGATGCATATTGAAGAAGTAAAAAACAACCAATTTTATCAGTTTCCGCAGTGGTTGTTAAAAGAGCCATATAACGTTCTGAGCGATAAAGCAAAATTAATTTATATGTTGTTGTTTGATCGCAGAACACTATCTGTGGAAAATAAGTGGTTTGATGATGACGGTAAGGTTTATATGTACTTTACAAACGAGCAATTTATGGAACTACTTAAATGCTCAGAAAAAACAATCATAAAATCTAAAAAAGAACTGTCTAATTTCGGCTTATTAAACGAGGTCAGACAGGGTATAAACAAACCCAACCGCTTATATATCAATGGAACTGTAAAAGTTACAGGTCAAGACCTGAATAATTTACAGCACGGAACTGTAAAAGTTACAGGTCAAGACCTGAATAATTTACAGCACGGAACTGTAAAAGTTACAGGTCAAGACCTGAATAATTTACAGCACGGAACTGTAAAAGTTACAGGTCAAGACCTGAATAATTTACAGGGAATCAATACTAATAATATCAATACTAATATATCAATACTAAATAACCAAAACTTAGTGCCTTCTAATCAGACAACTACTAACTATATATATAGTATAGCGGAACAAGAATTTGGTCGGTTGTTGTCTCCTATGGAAATTGAAACTATTCGTACGATGATTAAAGAAAATAATCATGACTTAATTAAGGAAGCTATCAAAAGAACTAAGCTTCAAGGAAAAACTAATCTTAACTATGTTAGAGGTATTTTACGTAACTGGAGAGATGACAACATCACGACAATTGAGCAAATAGAAGCTAAAGAGAAATCTAGGAAATCTAAGCAAGAAGAGGTAAGTGAGTATGATACTTGGTGATGAGAATGCGCTTGATAAAATCGCTTTGTCCTATCAAAAAAATACCAAAAAAGAAGAGACAATTTGTGACAAGCATGACTGTAGCTATATCACAATCCTTAAAACTGGTTTGACAGTTTGCCCTAAATGCCACAAAGAAGATTTGGAAAATCAAAACGATTTACACGTTCAAAAACAATATGAGAGAGAACTCGAAAACAAACGGCTGTACTATCTAAAAAGGTTATCAATCATGGATAGCGAACTGGAAAACGCATCGTTTGATAATTTTAGAACTGACACAATCAAACATAAAGAAGTGCTTGTTTGGGCTAAAACAATGGCTAACGATTGGTTTAAAGGAGGTCAGGGTAACATTATCATGACTGGTAAAGCTGGACGAGGCAAAAGTCATCTAGCTTACAGCATTATCAGAGGACTGTCAGATAAGACGAAGAAGCTAGGACTACTTGTAAACGTTACTGATTTGTTATCAGAAATAAAGCGAGACTTTAGTAAAGAGGCGTTTTGGTTGGACAAATTAAAAGAGGTTGATTATCTAGTTTTGGACGATTTAGGTGCTGAAAAGGTTAGCGATTGGTCGACAAGTATTATATATAGCTTACTTAACAAGCGTACAAATACAATCATCACGACAAATCTTACACCAGCTGAAATTAGACAGGCGTATGGAGAGAGAATTGCATCACGTATACGAAAAGGTTGTGATAAAAGCCATATCATGGAATTTGAAGGAATGGAAGATGAAAGAATGAAATTATGGAACTAACATTAACAACATTTTTCGGTTTGTCAGAAGAGCATGCAGCAAGAATCATGGCTCTAGATGAAACTAGTCGAAATAAAAAAATTGAAGAATACAGGCGGTTAAGACTGCGCAGAGGGAGGATTGACTTTGGAAAATAGACCAGATTTAAAATTAGTAGCTGAATTAGAAAATAGGATTAAAGACTATACAGACGAAGACTTGATGGAATACATTGAAACGGAATTTGATGTAAAACCTGAATTAATTGTCAATCGGAGACTTGATAGTAAATGGGCTTTTAAATCTCACATTTTGGAAGACTAAATATGAGCGAAGAGTTATACGAGTCTACTCGTTATTGGCAAAGTAGATACAGCGACTTGATGTCTGATTATCTTAAAGAAGCTGAAGAAAATATAGAGTTAAAGAAACAGTTGAAGAGATTAAAAGCCGAAAATTGGCAATTGAAACATAGAAAGAGGAAATAAATGGCTTATTTATACGAGTTACAGGGTATTTATGCGCAATTATCAGCTATGGATCTTGATGATGAAACATTTCAAGACACTTTGGATAGCATCGATTTTCAATCAGATTTAGAGAATAATATTGAATATTTTGTAAAGATGTTAAAAAATACACAAGCTGATATTGAAATGTACAAAAACGAAAAAGAAACTTTTTACAAAAAGCAAAAGCAAGCAGAAGCCAAAGCGGAAAAATACAAAGATACAATTAGGCTAGCAATGGACTTAAGTCAAAAGAAAAAAGTTGATGCTGGAATGTTTAAAGTATCTTTGCGAAAAAGTAAGAAGGTTGAGGTTTTGGACGAAACAAAAATACCTTTTGAATACATGCAAGAAAAAGTTGAATACAAACCAAAAAAAGATGAAATCTCAAAAGTTTTAAAATCTGGAATTGATATATCTGGAGTTCAACTAATCGAAACAGAAAGTTTACAGGTGAAGTAGATGAGCATGACTTTTGCAGAATTGCAGACAAAAATGCAAATAACAAAAACAACAAAACAAGGCGTTAAATATACATTTCGCAATGCAGAAGATATTTTTACACACTTTAAAACACTAAATAGCGGGTGGGAGTTAACGGTATCTGACGAATTGGTGGAATTGATCGGCAGAATTTTTATCAAAGCAACAGCAACAGCTAGACTTGGTGATGAACAACACCAAGCGACAAGATATGCTGAGTTGGACAGTGTGCCTGTTTTAAATACTAAAGACTATAAAACAGGAGAACCTAAACAAATACAACAAATGCAAGTTCCGCAATGGACTGGTGCAGTGAGTTCGTACGCAGGTAAGTATGCCTTGCAAGGGCTGTTTGGAATTGGTGAGGAAGATGTAGATGCGATTGTTACAGAAGATACGCAACGCAAAGAACAAAAAACCTCCCGACCGACAACCTCTAAAACTCCTAAAATAAGCAATATCCAAGTCGAGACTTACAAGTCTGATTTAAATGATATTGCGAAAGCCACAAACCAAAACGTTGAAGAGTTAACAAAATGGCTAACCGATACTTTAAAAGTGGGGACACTGGAAAATTTGCATACGGAACACATTGTTTCGGCAGACGAATTAATCAATAAACTCAAAAAGAAAGCAGGACTAAAAAATGATTAATAATATTGTACTTGTAGGTCGCATGACCAAGGATGCCGAACTTCGTCACACGCCAAGTCAAGTAGCTGTAGCTACGTTTACACTTGCAGTTAACCGCAGATTCAAAGAGCAAAACGGAGAGCGAGAGACGGACTTCATTAATTGTGTTATCTGGCGACAATCTGCTGAAAATCTAGCAAACTGGGCTAAAAAAGGGACTTTAATCGGTATCACAGGGCACATTCAGACACGCAATTACGAAAATCAGCAAGGGCAACGTATCTATGTAACAGAAGTTGTTGCGGAAAATTTCCAATTATTAGAAAGTCGCAATAGCCAACAACAGACTAATCAAAGCGGCAATAGTTCTAATTCTCATTTTGGCAATGCCAACAAAATGGATATTTCAGATGATGACTTACCATTCTAAATATGACGAAGCCGCGGAAGCAAAGGATATATGCAATATATGACGACGACAAGTTTGTCGACGTTGGCACAAAAGAAGAGTTATCAGCACGGCTTGGTATCAAAAAAGCAACCATAGAACAGTACATGACTAAATCTTATCAAGCTAGACCTAGCTCAAAAAGAATCGCTATTTTTGTAGGAGTTGAAGAAATTGAATTTTAAAACAGAGTTTGAGATACCAGTAGAGCCAAAACCACAAACAAGACCAAAATTTAGCAAGTGGGGAACGTATGAAGACCCTAAAATGAAAAAGTGGAGAAAACAAGTCACTGGTTGGATTGAAAAAAACTATAATGGGCCATTTTTTGATAACTGTGTAAAAGTAGATGTCACGTTTTACATGAGAGCGCCACAAACGCTAATAAAAGAGCCTACGGCACGCTCAAAAAGTAAAACCGTACAAATATATCAAAAATTTATAAACGAGCTTATATGGCACGTAAAGAAGCCTGATATTGATAACCTAGTTAAAGCTGTTTTTGATAGTATTTCAGACGCGGGTTATGACAAAATACAAAAATCGGGGATTGTCTGGTCAGACGATAATATTGTATGTGACTTAAGAGCAACAAAAAAGTATAGTCCAAACCCTAGAATAAAAGTAAAAATTGAGGAAATAGATGAACGAACTAACGGATAAATTTTATAGTATCTTTGATAGCAGTATTTTGAGACGTGTCAAAGAGTTAAATCTAGATGATAAAACATCAGAACGCTTAAGACTAAATATCTCAAATAACAAGCGTAGAAATATACTGCCAAGGCCTTACGTAATCGAAGCATTTAAAGATTATTTTGATAAAGACACTTATGTACAGATGTATCTCAAATCATATCGTGAGTATCACGATCCAAATGACCATGAAACAGAACTTTTTTGTAAAACTAAAAAGAGCGCACAAAGATACTAAGTTAGAGCATTACAAGCAGACTAAACGTCTGATATATGCAGCTATGAGTTTTTAGAGGTATAACACATGACAGATAAAATTAACGCAGAAACTATGCAAGTAGCATATAACGAAAACTATCAAACATTTTTAGCCAAAAACGCAGATTACGGAAATTCTTTCGAGAAGTCTCTAAACGACTTCGGATACATCGCTGGTATCGTTCGTATAGGCGATAAATACAACAGACTATATAATCTTATAAGCAGCGACAAAAACGTCTCAGAAAGCCTGTCAGACACGTTAAACGACATGGCTAATTATTGCGTGATGTTAGCGGTTTGGTTGGAGGAAGAGGAACGACACCGAAATTTAGAGCATGGGGGATAACCGATGTTAATTAATAAAAATTTAGTAAGAGACATTAGACTTGCTATCAATGAATACGATGATAATTATGACGAAGATAACGCAGAAGTTTGTATAGAAGTCATTAGACGATTGATTGAACAGGAGGAATTCTGATGATACCGAATTTTAGAGCGTTTAATAAAGAGACCAAAAAGATGTATGGTGTTGACGGCTTTGAATTAAGTGTGCGCAAAATATATAGATGCAGCTTAGCAGATGATGAGTTTCGTTGTGGTCGCTTAGAGACGTTTCATTTTGTCGAGGATAACTTTGACGATTATATCCTCATGCAATCAACAGGAATGTTTGACAAAAACGGTGTTGAGATTTTTGATGGTGATATAGTTTTAACAACACGTCTCATAGATTACACATATAAAAATTTTAAAGGTGTAGTAAAAATGTT